GTCCAGTTGCCGGTGATGGGTATATAGCCAATGATACAGGTCGCCTTTGGGTATATGCAGGACCTACAACAAATCCATATTACGGATTTAATGATGTTGGACTTATAAGAGGAGTACAAGGTGTTACTGGTAATCAAGGTGTTATTGGCAATCAAGGTGTTACTGGGTCCACTGGTAGTACTGGTACTCAAGGCATTACTGGTTTTACAGGATCAACTGGTACCCAAGGTGTATTAGGTACCCAAGGTGTATTAGGTACCCAAGGTGTATTAGGTAATCAAGGTGTATTAGGTAATCAAGGTACTATTGGTACTGCTACTCAAGGTGTCCAAGGTCCACTTGGTGTACAAGGTGTTACAGGTAATCAAGGTGTTACAGGTAATCAAGGTGTTACAGGTAATCAAGGTGTATTAGGTAACCAAGGTGTATTAGGTACTCAAGGTACTCAAGGTCGCCAAGGTACTCAAGGTGTCTTAGGTAGTACTGGTACTCAAGGTGTTACAGGTAGTCAAGGTGTTACAGGTAGTCAAGGTGTTACAGGTAGTCAAGGTGTTACAGGTAATCAAGGTGTTTTAGGTACTCAAGGTGTTTTAGGCACCCAAGGTATTTTAGGTAATCAGGGTGTTATTGGACCTGCTGTACAACCACTTGCTACTACTAATAGTCCAACATTTGCAGGACTTACTATAAATGGTAGTATTACTGCTACCGGAGATATTACTGCTTTCTATGGTACTTCGGATAAAAGACTTAAAGAAAATATTGTTAAGATAAAAGGAGCACTGGATAAAGTATCTCAAATTAATGGATATCATTATAATTATATTCATAGAACAGATGATAAGTTAGTTGGTGTTATTGCTCAAGAACTTGAAAATGTATTACCCGAGGCTGTATTCAAACATATTCCTCCAGGGCTAGAAAATAAAAATGATCCTAACAATCCATTTAAGGCTGTTAGATATGATCTTATTATTCCATTATTAATTGAAGCCATTAAAGAATTAAATGAAAAAATTAATAAAATTGAAAAATCTTAAATTTACATTAAAAATACTCAGGTAAATACTAAACTATGGCACAACTCTTATCTGGAACAAGAATATACGGAACCGGTACCGTTGATACTCGACTAATTGTCAATGGTACTACTAATAGTACATCAACTACAACAGGTGCATTAACTGTTGCCGGTGGAGTAAGTATTGTTAAAGATTTATATGTTGGTGGTACTGTTTATATTTCAGGTACTATTCTTACTGGTACACAAGGTACCACCGGTAGTCAAGGTGTATTTGGTACTCAGGGTACGTTTGGTAATCAAGGTACTACTGGTAATCAAGGTACCACCGGTAGTCAAGGTACCACTGGTAGTCAAGGAACAACTGGTGCCCAAGGTAGTAATGGTACACAAGGTATATTTGGCACTCAAGGTACACAAGGTACACAAGCAAGTCAAGGTACTACTGGTCTTCAAGGTACCACTGGTACAGCTACTCAAGGTGTTACAGGTACTGCTACTCAAGGTGCCCAAGGCACCATAGGCAATCAAGGCACCACAGGCAACCAAGGCACCACAGGTACAGCTACTCAAGGTACTATAGGTAGTCAAGGTGTTCAAGGAGTTACTGGTTTTATTGGTAATACTGGAACGCAAGGTGTTATTGGTAATACTGGTACGCAAGGGGTTACTGGCAGTCAAGGAGTCCAAGGTGTACTAGGCCAACAAGGAGTCCAAGGTGTTACTGGTTTTATTGGTAGTACTGGTACACAAGGTCGTCAAGGTGTTCAAGGGTTAACAGGAAATCAAGGTATACAAGGTACTACTGGTACTGGTACTCAAGGTACGCTCGGCAATCAAGGTATACAAGGCCTTACTGGTACTGCTACTCAAGGTGTTGATGGAACTGCTACTCAAGGTCGTCAAGGTGTTCAAGGTGTTACAGGTACTGCTACTCAAGGCGTTACTGGTACTGCTACTCAAGGCGTTCAAGGTTCGCAAGGTGTTTTAGGTGTACAAGGCCTTACTGGTACCGCTACTCAAGGCGTTACTGGTACTACTATTCAAGGTGCCCAGGGTGTACAGGGTGTACAAGGCCTTACTGGTATTGCTACTCAAGGTGTAACGGGTTCAACTGTAGGTTTGAACTTTGCTACTAGCCAGGGATGGGTAGCAGGGTTATCTGGCGACCAACTAGGTTACTACGGTGGAAACTTTACTCTAAACGGAACTTCCGCTGAAAACGTCATAGCCTATGGAACTGATCCGTTTGGCCGCCGTAGCATACTATGGGGTGCTCGTAGTAACGATGCAGCTAGTAACGACGACGGAGGTTGGAACAAGACCATTACTAGTGTAAGTTATCTCAAGAGTTACATGAGTGTGGTATATGTTAGACGAAACGGAACCAGCACCAATGGTAATTTTTATCACGGTTGTGACGGTGGTAATACTATTAATCTTGCCGGTAGTGCTGATACCAATCCTTATTTTGGTCCGTTTGGTATTAGTACTTTACCACAGGATGTGTGGTGTATAAGTATTGGATTTATACAAGCATACGGGGATACTAATGCTTCTAATACTGCACGAGGCGGCCTATATCGTATGGATACTGGGCAAAAGATTGTTGCCTATACAGACTTCAGAATGGCCAATGGTGCTACTCAACAAACACATAGAACATATCTATACTATTCCACTGATGCAGCAGCCAGTTTAGATTGGTGGGGACCCGGTTTCTACGAAATCAATGGCAATGAGCCTAACTTAGAACAACTGTTAGGCAGTAATAATGCAGGTTGGAGAAAAAATTGGTATGCACCGGCATATTATGACAGTGATGATAATGGTTACTATCTAGATCCTAATTCTACAGGTGTGGCATTAAGAGCAAGAGGTCAACTATATACAGGGCCTAATTCAAGTGGACGTTATACTAGATTTGGTGGGGATGGTGGTTCAGCAGATGAGGCAACCGTAAGTGCATCTAACGGAAATTTACACATTGATTCAAAGACAGGATATGGCCTTTATTTAAACTATTATTCAAATGGTGACATTCATTCAAACAATGGAGGCGGCATTTTCTACAATTATACTCAAATGCGTTCACCTGTATTTTATGATTATAATGATACTACTTACTATATTGATATTAATGGAGCATATGGAACTAACAACAATGGGTTTACAGCGTTTAGTAAGATGCGTCTTGGATCAACGTACAAATTTAATACAGCACGTAACGATTACATTGGCGATAGTACTTATTGGAACGGTGCAATGGGGTGGGGTGTTACCGACCTAAACACTGTATTTGGTTGGGGAAACGGCTTTTGGGATTCATGGGGTAGTCCCGGTAATCAGCCTGCTGGTACTAGTCATTGGGATGGTATAAACGTTCAACATGCCCATAATGGAACATATGGATGGGGTTGGCAAATGACCATGGGTGCTGGTCAGCCTGGGTTAACATACATTAGAGGTGCATGGGGTGGAACTCCTGGTGATTGGTATAAAGTGCCTCTAATAGGAGTCAACTCTAGCGGCAATGTGTATGCAAGTGTCTACTACGATAGTGACAATACTGGTTATTATGTTGATCCAAATAACAACTCATATGTATATAGTTTAACCGCTGCCTCGTATCTAAGATCTAATGGTAATGTCTTAATAGATGCCAATTACGGTTATAGTGTTATGGGTACATATTCATCAACACGTTACCAGGGTGTTTGGTCAATGGGAACAAGTTGGTATCTACCAGCCGATGGTACTACTACAGGTAATTTATATGGCCTAGCATGGAGTTATCCTAGTACCGGTGGTGCTGCTGCTAATTTAGCAAGTCATGGATTACTATGCTTAATCAATGGCGGATTTGCTTCGTCAATGAGTACTAACATAGTAGCATCGTCAGATGTAAGAGGTACTATTTTCTACGATTATAACGATACTGGTTACTATTGTGATCCAAATAATACTTCATTAATAAGAAGTTTATATTTAGGAGCACATGATTCGGGTGCTGCTGAATTTAGATTTGGTGAAGATTCAAGTGGTTGGTACGGTGATCGTTGGTATTGGGACAGTGGGTATAATGTATACCGTTATAGTCGATATGCAGGTGCCGACAGTCTAATTCATTATCATGATACACGGGATACCACAAGAATTACATATGGTCGTAACATTGTATTTGATAATTTTGGTAAAGGTATAGTTGGTAATTACGATTCTTATCGCTATCAGGGTGTGTTCTCAATGGGTGATAGTTATAAGTTGCCAGCTGATGGTACTACTACAGGTAATTTATACGGCCTAGCATGGAGTCATCCTAATGCTGGTGGGGCAGCAAGTTATTTAGGTAGTCACGGTGTAATATTGTTAGAAAACGGAAGTTTCAAAGGTGCATGGGGTGGCGGAAGTTTTAGAACACCCGGCCGAGTCGACGGCACAATTTTCTATGATTGGAACGATTCTGGTTATTATTGTGATCCCAACGGTTATTCATCAATGAATACTATGAGATTGTGGGGTAACGAATTTTATATTAGAGGAAGTTCACCTACTATACATTTCCAAGATACCGATCACATGAGTGCTGCCTTACATAACAATAGTAATCTATTTTATATTTTACGAGGTGGAGTTGATGATACTAGTTGGAGTACAGTTGGCTCTGGCTGGTGGCCTGCTTATTGGGATTTAAGCAATAATAATTGTACAATGGGTGGAACACTCGGTGTCTATAGTGATATCACAGCCTATGCGTCTGATGTACGTCTAAAAGAAAATATTGTAGAAATTCCAAATGCCATTGATAAGATTAAAAATATACGTGGTGTAACTTTTGACTGGAATAATACAGCCGACGAAGTTGGGTTTATACCTGATAGAAAATATAATGATTTAGGCGTTATTGCTCAAGAAATTCAAAAAGTATTACCACAGGCAGTTAGTCCGGCACCATTTGATAAATGGTCACCAGATCCTGGCGTAAACTACGAGCAATCATATCTTGATGAAAAAATGGGAACATCTCGATCAGGAGAAAACTATCTAACTGTTAAACTTGATAAAATTGTACCACTTTTAATTGAAGGTATAAAAGAACAGCAAGAAATGATTGAAAAACAAAATGAAAAAATTTCAAATTTAGAATTGTTAATAGAGAAATTTTTAAAAAATAAATAAAAAAAGAGTCAGGAGATAAAATGTCAATAACATATACATGGAAACTAACAAGTTTCAAAAAAGTAGAAAGCAGTAATATGCTTTCGAATATCATTTTTCAAACTCATTGGGAAAAAATAGGCACCGATGAACATGGCAATACTGGAAGATTTGTTGGTGCAACACCGTTTGATCCTGATAAAGTTGACCCTGATAATTTTATTTCATACGATTCTCTTTCAGAAGAAATTGTATTAGAATGGATTAAACCTGTAGTAGTAGGTGACTATGAAAGACATGTTAATGAGCAAATTTCTAAAGAAATTGAAGCAAAGAAAACTGTAATTGCTGAAATTCATCCCACATCGTTCCCGTGGTCAACAGGAACCGTTTATATTCCTCCAGAATCTGCCCCTGTATAAATATCGTTAACAATGTACATAATAGGAGAACATCGTGAACGAACAAAAACAAACAGTTACATTAAAATTAGATATTAATCAACTTAATGCAGTATTGTCGGGTGTGGCTAAATTACCAATTGAAATAGGAATTGACACTTTTACAGAAATACAAAAACAGGCACAATCTCAACTAGGCGATCCAAACTCTACTTCATTACCAGCAAGTGCTTTGGGAAAAATGAATTAAAAACACTACTAGGATTTTGAAAAATTATCAATTATAATTAACTGAGTATTTTATTCAACTAAATAAAAGCTCAATTATGACAAATCTTGCAAAATTCGCTCTAGATAGAGGCGGTAGCATACACCCTCTTATTATCCCGTCAGAGCAAACAAATGGTACGGGATTAATGAACCCATCTATTTTAATAGATGACGGTAAGATTATTGTTAATATTCGACATGTTAACTATACATTTTTTCATTCTGAAAAGAAATTATTTCAACATCCATGGGGTCCGCTAACTTATTTGCATCCTGAAAATGATATTCATTTAAGGACTGATAATTTCTATTGCGAACTCAATGATGATTTTGAAATTACCAGAATTAATAAAATTGATACATCTAAATTTGATACCTATGAACCCATGTGGGATTTTGTAGGATTAGAAGATGCAAGATTAATAAGATGGAATGGAAAGTTATATATAACTGGTGTACGTAGAGACACCACTACTAATGGTCAAGGTAGAATGGAACTTTCTGAAATAGTAGTTTCAGAAAACGCTGTTACAGAAGTATCTAGATTTAGAATTCCTCCTCCTAAAGATTTAAATTCTTATTGTGAAAAAAACTGGATGCCTGTATTAGATGTTCCATATCACTATGTTAAATGGACTAATCCTACTGAACTAGTAAGTATTAATCCAGAATCTCAAACTTCTAAAACAGAATATTTGAGTGGATCAATATGGTTACCTAGAGATATACGTGGTGGTTCTCAAGTAATGAAATTCAACGATGGGTATATTGCATTAACACACGAAGTAGATTTATTCAAAAGTGAAGTTGGTAGAAAAGATGCAGTATATAAACATCGATTTATCATCTGGGATAAAAATTGGAATGTAGTTAAATATACCAATGATTTTTCTATCATGGATGCTCATGTTGAGTTTTCTATAGGTATGTGCAAATATAAAGATGATATCTTAATTACATTTGGATTCCAGGATAACGCTGCCTACTTGCTAAAGTTCCCTGCAGAAGCACTTGAAAATTTTATAAATTCTTATTAAAAATAGTATGAAAACAAATAGCACACTTATCAATTTATTAGAAAAATTTATACATGACCCTGCGGATGCTGAAATTAATTTTTTATTGGCATTGCATTACAATAGCATAGGACAAACAGCATCGGCAGTTTCATACTATATAAGAACTGCTGAAAGAACCAACGACGATTTGTTGAAATACGAATGTTTAGTAAAAGCCGCAAGATGTTTTGAAAAACAAGGAACACGGGCATTTTCTGTAAAAGGTCTATTGCAACATGCCATTGCATTGTTGCCAACTCGACCAGAAGCATATTTCTTTTTAAGTAGAATACATGAAATTGAACAGAAAGAAGGTGATTGGTTTTTATGTTATATGTTATCATCTACAGGATTAGGTGTTTGCGATCATAATTCTACGCCACTGAGGACAGATGTAGGATATCCCGGAATATATGGATTATTATTTGAAAAAGCAGTTAGTAGCTGGTGGTGTGGATTGTGTGAAGAATCTAGAACATTGTTCAAAGATTTATTAGTTAATCATGAAATTGATGATACACATAGATCAGCTGTCATTAAGAATTTAAAATATTTTGAAGAAATTGGAATTAAAGAAAATAAATTAACTTTATTCAATAAAGAAAAATATAGTCAACTAAAATTAAAATTCCCAGGTTCGGAAAATATTGAAAAAAACTTTGCCGAATCATATCAAGATATGTTTGTATTAACTATGTTAAATGGAAAACGCAAAGGAACTTATTTAGAGATAGGTGCTGCTAATCCATTTTATGGAAATAATACAGCATTACTAGAACAAAACTTTGAGTGGACTGGGGTATCTCTAGATATAGATCAACAGTTTATTGATGCGTTTTCAAAAGAAAGAAAAAATCCATGTTTGTTAAAGGATGCAACATTAATAAATTATGAGAAATTTTTACCAGGCTTAGATTTTTCTAACGATATAGATTATTTGCAATTAGATTGTGACCCACCTAATATTACATATAACATACTATTATCGATGCCTTTTGAAAAATATCGATTTGCAGTTATCACCTATGAACATGATTACTATTGTGATGAATCTAAGAAATTTAGAGAAAAATCAAGAAAATATCTAGAGTCGTTTGGATATGTTATGGTAGTAAATGATATTGCACCCGACGATTGGCGGAACTACGAAGACTGGTGGATACATCCAGATTTAATAGATCCAGTAATATTAGAAAAGATGAAACTTATTAATTCAACAACTAAAAAAGCAGAAGATTATATGCTTGGCAAAATTATAAATGAAACCAGAACATAAAATAAAAGTTTTTCCAGGAGTTTATATTGAGAAGTGGAGACTTTCTCGTTCCCCTACATTGGAAATTACTACAATAATTCCAAAAAAGGGATGTGTGGTTGATTGTGTGTTCTGTCCACAACGTATTTTAGAATCTAAATATAAAGGTGAACCAATTTTATCTATAGAAGGGTTTAGAACGTTAATAGATAAAGTACCTAAAGACATAAGAATTACATTTGCAGGATTTACCGAGCCGTGGATGAACAAATATTGCACAGATATGGTACTATATGCACACAATCAAGGCCATCCTGTATCTATATTCACCACTGGTATAGGAATGTCCATAGAAGATATGGAACGTATTAAACATATTCCGTTTGCTGGAAATCCTAACGGTGGTTTTGTTCTTCATTTGCCTGATCAAGGACGTTTAGCAAAACATCCAATAACTAAAAGTTATATTAAACTTTTAGAATACATAAAAACAATTCAACATGAAATACATAATTTCCATACTATGTCTATGGGAACTGAAATGCATGAAGATATTAGGCATATATATTCATCTGCACCGGTACATGAAATGTGGCACCGTGCAGGAAATTTGCTAGGTGAAGCATTATTAAAACCTGAGTTAGAAAATTTAAAAAATGAATATAAAACAGTATTTCATGGAAATCATGATATGACGTGTAATTGTGAAGAAAGATTATATCATAATGTTTTGTTGCCAAACGGAGATGTTTCTCTTTGTTGTATGGACTATAGTTTAGAAAATATTATAGGTAATTTATACAATCAAAGTTACGATGAAGTAATTCCAAACCCCTACTCTACTTTTAAAATTTGCAGATCTTGTGAAAATGGAATAAAGTTGGATTCTGATGTAATTAAATTTGAAAAAGGTTTTATAAGATGAGCACACAACAATCAATACCAGTCATCGGAACAGCAGTAGTTAATAGTAATTTTTGGGTAACTAGATTATTAATGAGTATCGATTATCCGGTTGATAATTTTGTTATTATTAACAATAACGGCCGCGGTGAACTAGATGAAGATTTAGATAATTTAAAAAAAATAAATCATAAATTTGTTAAGAATATAAAAATAGTACATTTACCTGCAAATATAGGAGTTGCCGGTGCATGGAATCTTATAATTAAATGCTACATGAATAGTCCATACTGGATCATAACCAATGATGATGTGTCATTTGGTCCGGGCGTATTGGAAGAAATGTCGACTAAGATAGAAAACGATTCTAACTTAGGGTTAATACATGGTAACCCAGGAGCATTTGGTGTTGGTAGTTGGGATTTATTCTTAATAAGAGATATTATTATTCAAACATTTGGTTTATTTGATGAAAACTTATATCCAGCATATTGTGAAGATGCAGACTATATTATGAGATTTATACATAGACCAATTAAAAAAATATTGTCCTTAGATAACCCATACTATCACGGATTAGAAATAAGCAACGGAGAATATCATTATCAAACACAAAAAAATGATCCTAGCTTAAAAGAAAAATTAGATGATGTTAATGCAATGAATATAGATTATCTGACAAAGAAATGGGGAACAGGATGGAGATTATGTTCACCTACGTTTACACCATTTGAAAATCAAGAAGTAAATTCTAATAAATCTAATTACGATTTAGAATTTGTTAGGAAGAAACACTTAGGATTTTAAAATAAATCCAATAATAATTCTAATTTAGCTCTAATAATTTTACTGCTAAATGAATTCTTTACAGCCCTATGCAATGGTTTAGGCCATTGATCGTAACTGGCCCATGCATAGCCATCATGTTCTTCATTTAGTACAGGTATGAATTCTCTGTCAACAATCAATAGATAAGTGTTATACTGAAATTGTAGATCGTTGCTGATAAACAATTCTAGAGGAATTACTTTTTTTATAGTAGGCATTTTGCCTATTTCTTCATGGATCTCTCGTATAAGAGCATCATACGGAGTACTATCTGAAGGTTCTTTTTTACCGCCAACTAGTCCCCATGTACCTGCTGTTTTAGATTGTGTTCTTGACAGAAATAAAAATCGTTTGGTATCTTTAGCAAGAAATAGCCCACCACTACATATTACTTGATTTAAAGAATTATTCTCCATAATGCTGAACTATAAACGCCTTCATAACTCTTACTCCATGATCCGTTATCCCACTTATATTGTGTATTCGTGTATGAGTTAGTTATGTATATTATACTAGTAACAGTAGCAGAACTGAATACAATATTCCAGTTATTGCCATCCCACTCTATAATGTCATTGGCAAATGCCTGGAAATCTGTGTGATCAGAATTTTGCCATGCAACAGGTCCTTGATATCCCGTTTGTCCAAATAGCGGGTCGTTGTTAATATCTTCTAATATTAAATATCTTGTGTTTATTGTAACGGTGCCAGGATTAAAATTTTCAGGATTTATTACAGCATCAACTGTTCCTCTACCTGCAATAATTGTATTACTTGGTACAGTGTCTGTGTTTATGTTCAATCTCATAGCAAAGTCATCACTGGGATCTAGACTCATATATGCAATTACTTCGTTACCACCTGATTGAGCAAATCTTAATTCACTTAACCCAGCTCTAAATTTTCCAGGGTATAGATCTAACACTCTATGCCACGATGCTGTATTTTTTGGTGCTGTAATATCAATATTCTCACCAAGACCATTGCTATGTATTAATCTAGCAGTGTTATTTAAAACTAGTAAATCATAATCACCAGGAGTTATTGTAATAGTTGTATCTGGCGAAATATTTGAAAATATATCAGCAGCATCTTCTACATTATATAGACTAGCAATTGTTCCTTGTGGATTACCTGCAAATATATTAGATATAATTTTAGTAATAACTCCTAATTTTTTTACTTTAGCAGGAGGTGTGATCCATACAGGAGTATCAAATGTCATAGTCATAATATCAATATCTTCTGTAACTCCTTGAGGAATTTGACGACTAGTCCAACTTACATCATCTAATCTAACGGTACTTAAACTTGTCCAATCAAGATAGTTGTCTGTGGTTTGTATTTCAAAACTTGGAGTAAAGAAAATTGCTATTTGTTCAAATATTTGTAATTTTTGATCGTTACTGGTAGTCCATATATCTGCATTCAACGTTAATTTATAAGGACTTGGCATAATACGTTCAATGGTATAGTTATTACCTTTGGTATTTAGATATTGTTGATTTTCGACGTCTCTTTCTATTATATTAATTTTACTAATAAAAGTTGGATCTTGTAGACGTTCTCTATCAAATTCCAATTCTTTGATATAGCAAGAAATAAATGGAGCACTAGGAATTGTGTTCTCACTATTTTTTCTTAGTATTTGTCCAACTTGTCTAGTCATATCTCCGTAGCGAACAGGTACCTGTACCAGATTGCCCTTAGAATCTTTGTAGGCAAAATTACTAAGTATTTGAATAAATTGTGACAAATATCTACGTATTTGCCCATCATAAAAGTAGTCCATATTATAAATCTGCCCTTGGTTTCAATACTTGACTCAATGCTTGTCGTTCCGGAACAACTACACCAGAAATTGTACCAGTTGTTGTATTGTTGACAAAACTAGTTTTTAACTTTCTTCTTACCAATAATGGATTATCTGTTTGTGATTCTCCCATCATACTAGTAGTCATTCTTACATTATCTTCGTATTTGATCCAATGCACTCCATCAAATCTAAATAATCTATTAGGCAAATAATCAGTTCTCAAGAAAAAATCACCAAGTGCTGGAGTTGCAGGAAATATAATACCAAATCCATATGGAATTCCATTTGGTGGAATTCCATTTCCTGTTAAATATCCAATATAATAATTTTTACCAGGAGTATTTAATACAGCTGATGTATCTAAATATGATGATTCTGATGTAACATCAGTATTATCTATAGTTGTATCTGCTACGGATACTAATCCAGTTCCAGTATTTGAAATAGGTACAACATAAAACTGATCAGTTTGATATCCACTCTTTTCAACGTCTGCTTGTGCTTGTTGAATAATTTGATTATTGATTTCTATATTTTTCTTATATGATGACATTAAATCACGTAATGTACTTCCGTCCTCTGCTCCAGAATCTGCATCAAGTATTTCTTTAAATTCTTGACTATCAACTAATGGTGAACATTTTGCTCTAACTAAATGTGGATACCAAGTTTGGCTATATCCACTGGCAGGGCGTGTAACTTCTGAAACTACATAAAATCTTCTTAGTGCTACAAGACTATCATCTAACGCATACTCGTCTTTTTGATGTGGTAATTCTATAACGTCTCCTGCCATAATTTTTCTACCTAACGCATCAAAACTGCTGCGTAAATGAAAATTAATCATAATGTTGTCATTCTGAAGAAATAATCCAAATTGACTCAAATTAAAATCTAAGTCTTGCATGGTATATATTCCACGTATAACGTATATATCAGGATCGTAATGTCTATCTCTGTTTTCCATGAACAACAAATCTTGTATTCCTAATTCTGGAATAGGATTAGAATTATTAGGTTGTGTAGGAGTGCTGTTTCCGTCTTCGGGATTGACAGGGCCAAGATATTTGTGTATATAAACATCTGTACCGCCCACTTGGAATTCTTCGTTAATTACACGATCTATAAATCTAAAATCATTGCCCTTTTCGGGCTTGTACATGGAAAGTCTTGGCATAGTATTGTATTTATAGGTAAATATTGTTATGACTGAAAACGAAAACGAACGCCAACAAATTGTAGAATACGTCAAATCCATGTTAGGTAGTGGCATGGTTGATGTAGAACTAGACCCTGTACATTACAACACAGCAATTAACAGGGCATTGGCTAAATTTCGCCAACGCAGCAGTAATGCAGTAGAAGAAAGTTTTGGATTTTTAACACTTGACGTGGATCAAAATGAGTATATTCTTCCACAAGAAGTTACCAATGTTCGACAGATTTTCCGTCGTAGCGTTGGCAGTAGATCAGGCGGCGGTCAAGGCGGCTCAGTATACGAACCATTTAATCTAGCATATTCTAACACTTATTTGTTAACTAGTACAAATATGGGAGGATTAGCAACTTATTACGCATTTGCCAGCTATCAAAAATTAGTAGGTAAAATGTTTGGTAGCGAAATTAACTTTACATTTAACAAAACTACTAAAAAACTTACTATTATGCAACGTCCACGAGCCGAAGAAGAAGTCATGTTGTGGTTATATAACTATCGCCCAGACTTTAATCTCATGCAAGATCAGTTTGCAGGACAGTGGTTAAAAGATTATTCATTAGCAACTTGTAAACTTATGCTAGGTGAAGCACGTGAAAAGTTTGCCAGTATTGCTGCACCATCGGGCACCACACAATTAAATGGTGCAGCTCTCAAAGGCGAAGGTAAAGCTGAAATTGAAACACTAGAACTTGATTTGGTAAATTACAAAGATGGTGGCACACCACTTACTTTTGTAATTGGCTAACAAATTATTGACATATTAACGTAATTGTAATAAATTATAGTATTACTCAAGGATGCTATGATCATAGGTTTTGTAGGTTTAATTGGCTCTGGAAAAGACACCGCCGCTGATTATTTGGTTAATTTTCACGGATTTAGAAGAGATAGTTTTGCTGGCACATTAAAAGATGCTGTAGCAGCCGTGTTTGGTTGGGATCGTACATTACTCGAAGGCCGTACAAAAGAAGCCCGAGAATGGCGAGAACAAGTAGATCCGTGGTGGGCCAAGCGGCTAGACATGCCTAATCTAACACCAAGGTGGATTCTTCAATGGTGGGGTACAGAAGTATGCCGTAAAGCGTTTCATAATGACATCTGGATTGCTAGCTTGGAACATAAGTTATTAACCAGTAATGATAACATTGTTATTAGTGATGTACGCTTTCCTAATGAAATTGACGCAATTCATAAAGCCGGCGGCCTTGTGGTACGTATTAAGCGTGGTGATGATCCTAACTGGATTTCTGCTGCAAAATCATTTAATAGTGGACCGAACGGTAATACAACTTGGGCACTTAGTAGACAAAAACTAGAAAAAGCAAAAATACACGCCAGTGAATATTCTTGGGTAGGCGGCAAAATTGATCATATAGTATCCAATGATAGTACCATTGATTCATTATTTGAACAACTTAAAAATCTGGTCGAAGATCTCCCTGCTTCCAAGGCAATTTAAGTTTATGTAATATGCGTTGACAATTGGCGCATACTGTCTTAAGATTTGTATATCTACAATTTGTTACATTACCATCGACGTAGAATACGTTAAATTGATCAGGGTATTTAGATGTAAAACCACATTTATCACATGTGGTTTTCTTTTTATATCCTGCTTTTTCCCACAAAGGTATACCATCTTTGCGTTGACTTGCACAATGGTCACACTTGGATCTATAGAAGGCTTTACCTAATTTATAATAGTTAATTGCCACAGGCCTGTTACCGCATTCTTTGCATAAATCTCTCATTTTGCGCCCTTTTTGCTGCCCTTTTCACTAGTATTTAACCCCTTGTTTTTTCATATACTAGGTAAATAATTCAAGTAATCCAATTAGGAGAAATTACATATGGCAACATTGAATTCACCGGGCGTATTAGTAACAGTAATTGATGAGAGTTTTTATACTCCAGCGGCACCAGGAACTGTGCCTTTATTATTTGTAACATCTGCCCAAGACAAAACAAATGCAGGCGGCACCATAGCAGCCGGCACCACAGCAGCAAATGCTGGTAAATTATGGTTAATGACCAGTCAGCGTGATTTAGCTGACACATTTGGTGTACCACAATTTTATACAGATGCTAGTGGTAATCCATTACATGGTAATGAGTTAAATGAATACGGTCTGCAAGCAGCTTATAGTTTGCTTGGTGTTAGTAGCAGAGCATATGTTATTAGAGCCGACGTTAATACAACAGATTTAATCCCAACATCTAGTACGCCGAAGGGTAATCCAAATGCTGGACAATATTGGATTGATACCAATGATAGCAAATATGGTATTAAAGAATGGGATTCAACCAAACAAATATTTGTTGATAAAACTCCTATTATATTAAACGACGATTCCGATGCAGGACAGTTTAGTGGTATTGCACCAGCTTCTACTGTTGGGAATATGGGAGATTATTGTTTAATTCTTACTAAAAATAATACCAATAGATTGTACTATAAGACTAGCGGAACATTATGGGATGTTGTTCTTAATGCATCAAAAAATCTTGCAATGACCCCTCATTATCAAGTTCCTAATTGGAATGGTGGTACTGCTAACAAGAGTGTATGGATTGTAACAACTACAGCCAACAATGGTGCTAACTGGAGTGTAAAACGTTTTAATAGTGCATCTCAGGGATGGGATAAACTAACAGCACCAATCTATGATAAGGTATTAGAAGCTACAGCAGGATTAGATCCAAAAGGTGGGTCGGCTATACCTATTGGATCTGTTTTTATTGAAACAAATTACGATAACAACTCAGCCAATCCAATAGCAAACTTTAAGGCATGGAGACGTGCAAATACTGGAGCAACTACTATAGCTAGTAGTTTAAGTCCTAAATCTGGTGCAGGTACATATAGTTTTACAATTAAAGAAACAACAGCAGGATCTACTACCTGGTCCGGTGCTACTACAATAACTGTCACAGGTGGTTCAACTACTACCAGCCTTGCATCTTTAATTCCAGGATTTATAGCGGCTGCGGGCCTTGTTAATATTGTTACTAATTATAATGCTGTAACTGATAGTATAACAATTTCGCACAAGTTAGGAGGCGATTTTGAAATGACCGACGGCACCGCTGCTCCATTAGCTGCACTTGGATTTCGAGCAGATATAACTTCTAATTTATATACTCCTGCACCTGGAGATACTCCTGCAGCTTTTATTGCTACAAATTGGTCACCATTAAGTTATGTTGCATCGGATGATGCACCATATAATACTCCAGCTGATGGAACACTATGGTATAATTCAATAGTTGACGAAGTTGATATTATGTATCATGACGGTACTCAATGGGTTGGTTATCGCACCGCTGGTGCATTTCCTAACTCAAGTCCCGGAGGTCCGATTGTTTCGGCAACTGCACCTGCAAAATCTAATGGACAAAGTCTTGGAGGACCATTGGTAAATGGTGATATATGGATTTCCACCGCAGATATGGACCGCTATGGTAAAGACATTTATGTTTATAGTACCACTGCCGGTTGGGTTAAACAAGATGTTACTGATCAATCAACCTCTAATGGTTGGTTATTTGCAGATGCTCGTTGGAGCGGCGCTGGCGATGATGTTGAACCAGATAGTATACAAAAATTGTTAACATACAATTATCTAGACCCAGACGCACCGGATCCTGCTATCTATCCAAGAGGTATGCGTTTGTTTAACACTCGTCGTAGTGGATTTAATGTTAAAGAATACATGACCGGCTATATTGATATATATGCTAACAGTGGTAGAAATCAACGGTATCCAAAAGTAACTGGTGAACTATTAGATGCATATAACACGGATCGTTGGGTATCAAAACATAATGTGGCCGAAGACGGATCTGGTGTATTTGGACGTCATGCACAGCGAGCACAAATTGTTGCGGCATTAAAATCTACAATTGATACAAATACAATTATTAGGGATACAGATACAGTTAACTTCAACTTAATGGCCGCACCTGGTTATCCAGAAGCTATCCAAAATATGGTTGGTTTTAATGTTGACAGAGGGCAGACAGCATTTGTTATTGGTGATACACCATTCCGTTTGCACCCAACAGGAACTGCATTAAATGCTTGGGGCAAAAATACTGCACTAGCATATGACAATAATGACGACGGTGCAGTAACATATGATGAATATATGGCTATGTACTATCCAAGTGGTTATACTAACGATAATACAGGTAATTATATTGTTGTTCCACCAAGTCACATGATGTTACGTACAATTATCAACAGTGATGCAAAAAGCTATCAGTGGTTTGCACCAGCAGGTACACGTCGTGGTGGTATTGATAATGCTACATCAGTTGGATATATTACTAATGAAGGTGAGTTTAAAACTACTGCGTTATCACAAGGTATACGCGATGTATTAGACTCAGTTAAAATTAATCCAATTGCAACTTTTACAGGTGTTGGAATTGTAGCATATGGTCAACGTACTCGTGCTAAAAATGCCAGTGCATTAGATAGAATTAATGTTGCTCGTCTAGTTTGTTATCTAAGACGTCAACTAGATGTTCTTGCAAGACCATTCTTGTTTGAACCTAATGATGCACAAACTCGCAGAGAAATCAAAGCAGCAGCAGAAAGTCTAATGCTTGAATTAGTAGGTCAACGTGCATTGTATGACTATGTTGTAGTTTGCGATGAAACAAATAATACTCCTTCAAGAATAGATCGTAGCGAATTATATATGGATATTGCAATTGAGCCTGTTAAAGCAGTTGAATACATTTATATTCCTTTAAGATTAAAAAATACTGGCGATATTAAGGCCGGCCTATAATAGGTAAATAACATAGATTAAGGAGCATTTATATGCCAGTTGCAAGTTTAAATAGATTTACAGTACCATTAGCGGCAAGTCAAGGGCCTAATACCCAAGGCTTGTTAATGCCAAAATTACAGTATCGTTTCCGTGTTACAATGGATCAGTTTGGTGTAGGTGGTCAACCAAGTACTGAATTAACTAAACAAGTTATGACTGTTACTCGTCCTGAAATTTCATTTGAAGAAGTTCCATTACATGTTTATAACAGTACAGTTAAACTTTTAGGAAAACACAAGTTTGGTGATGTTAAATTAAAAATTAGAGATGATGCCAGCGGCGTTGTTACTAAAAAAATAGGCGAACAAATGCAGAAACAGTTTGATTTCTTTGAACAAAGTGGAGCAGCATCTGGTTCAGATTATAAATTTAGAATGCGTGTTGAAATTCTTGATGGTGGTAATGGTGCTTACGAGCCTGTTACTTTAGAAAGTTTTGAATACTTAGGTTGCTGGATTAAACAGGTTACTTATGCAGGTGGTGATTACACAAAGAATGATCCGTTTGATATTGATATGTCAATTTGTATAGATAACGCTATTCAACTTGAAGCACCAGGTGGTGCAGCTAGCGGTATTGGATTAGATGTTGGTCGTGTTGTAAGAGCATCTAACGCCCAAGGTCTAGTTAACTAATAATCGCGTAATAATTAAAAACCTGGATTAATCTCCAGGTTTTTCTTTGACTAAATATTACTATGAGCGATACATTTAATAACTATATAACCAACAAAGGGTTTGGTACAATACTCAAAACCTACGAACACGCAAATAGATTATATATTGGTAGCGGTAACAGTGCTTTTGCTAAATCACCTAAATTTAGTTTTTTATATTTTGTAAAATTTAATATAAATTCACTTAGTGTACAAGATAAAGAATGGGCTGAAAAAGATAGATTTAATGTTGGGTTATTGGCAAAGAAAGTTGATCTTCCTAAATTTAACATTGCTACAGAAACATTAAATCAATATAATAGAAAAACAATAATACAAAAAAGTATAAGTTATAATCCTGTTAGTATAGATTTACACGACGATAACACAAATATTACACATCTTCTTTGGGTTAATTATTATAAACGTTATTATGTTGACGGGCAACAAACTAATGCAGCATTTGGAGATACCAAATACGGAAATATTGATTATAATTATGGTAGATATGATGCTGGACTGAATACTAATTTTTTTAATTCTATTGAAATTTATGTAATGCATCAAGGAAATTTTACAAAATATACGTTGGTTAATCCTAAAATTAAAGATTGGAAACACGATAGTGTAGATCAAAGCTCAGGCGGTAAAACATTAGAAAATAAATTAACAGTTGAATTTGAAACAGTATTTTATGATCATGGAAAACTTCAAAAAAATGGTGATAATTATTTTGATTTAAAATATTACGATCAAACACCAGGCCCTCATACAGCAGGAAACGATCTTCTTTATGATAAAAGAGGAATATCACCATTTGATAAAACTTTACAGTCTCCAAGATTCAAATCAAGTAGACCACCAACTTCTATAAATTCAGAATACGACAAAGTAAGTGATCCAAGACAATATGGAATAGTAAATCGTCCAGGAGCTTCAGATATATTAACTCAATTAGGAACCGTTGTACTTAAAAATTATGTTAATCAAAACGGTCTAACTAGACAAAATGCTACCGCATATAATATTGCAGGTAGTTTATTAAGCTATACATTAAATAGTGGTGCAGGAAAATATGGAAAATCTGGGCCTGCAAACGAATACTCTGAACCGGCTGCAAATGCACCGGGTGTGTTTACTTTGCCCGGCGGAGTTGGAATTAATATATTCAAAGGATTTAATACCAGCGTTGATGGAAAAATTAGAGCTAATCCTGCGGCAATAATTTTTCCTCCTAAAGGTTAATCATGACTCAATATTCTAATTTACCTCCAGCAGCATTACCATCTAATTCTAATACTGTAAATGTAATGGATAAGTATTATTCTAACCCTATTGAATTAAATCCAACGGTATTAGCAGCAATGACTGGATATTTTACCAATAGAGGATTTGGTGAAGTTGCTGCCGAGTCAATTACATTAACTATTATGAAACAGTCTCAGACTGATGGTTATAACCCAATGCAAATATTAGATACATTAAAAGGTTTAACTAATGTTCAATTATCAGGATTAGTATCCGAACTATTAAATTATAATAGATTTAAATCTAGTAGTTTAGGGTATTCTCGAGGATTTACTCCTAATCCTCGAATACAAAGAAATATAATAGATGGCTACTACAACTTTAGTATATCAAATACATCTATTAACACAAGGTTTGCTTTGTTTGATCAAAACGGAGAACTACTAACCAATGAAAATGGTCAAATTTTAACAACGGAATAATTAATATGCCAAAAATTACAGAGTTATCAATTACACCAACTATTAGCGATGCTACAACTTTTTTAGTAGTTAATAACGGTGCCGCAAAAAGATTTGCCTATCAAGATTTATCTAATCAGATATTAGCAAACGTACCAATAGCAATACAAGGAACCAACGGTACACAAGGAATTGATGGTGCCCAAGGAAGTAGAGGCTTACAAGGTCTAACTGGCCAAGGTACTCAGGGTGTCGGCGGAGCCCAGGGTAGCTCTACTGGATCACAAGGAGCACAAGGGCCAAATGCAGGGCAAGGTACACAAGGATTGACTGGACAAGGTGTACAAGGTGTTACAGGTCCTGGTAGTTCATATATTAGAGGTGTAGCTCAGGGTTCAACTGCAAACATTGCAGATAGTGCAACTGGTAATATTTCAATTACAGGATTTAAATCTTATTCATTACTAAAGGTGCAAACAAGTGCAGCAGCTTGGGTTCGACTATATATAACTAGTGCGGCAAGAACCAGCGACAGTGCAAGAGATCAAACTACAGACCCTACTCCAGGATCAGGTGTAATAGCTGAAGTAATTACAACAGGAGCACAAACACAATTAATAACGCCAGCTATATTTGGATTCAACGATGATACAACACCAGGCAATACAATTTATCTAGCAGTAACTAATCTAAGTGGGTCAACAGCTTCAATAACAGTTACATTAACACTATTACGTTTGGAAACATAAAATGTCTGACATAGATGAAAGTATTGAATCTACCAATTTAAAAGAATTTGATATTTCTGATATTAATCCACTATTTCGTATAGGAGATTATGTAGGACTCACACCACCGGCAGTTGCAATTGCTTATAACTTTCCTGCAAGTGACGGAGCAGGAGTTAAAATTGGTATTATTGCACCCATAGGTGGCGGATTTTTGCAAAGTGATCTTAATAAAACATTTGATGATTTAAAATTTAGTGGATTAATTGCTGCAGGTACTACTGCACCTACAATTAACCAAGTATTATTAGATGGAACAAGTGGTACATTTACTGGAGCATCTCCAGATAATGAAAATACACTTGATATCTATGCAATAGCCACACTAGTTCCGGCAGCTAATATCACTATATATTTTAGTAGCGGTTTTACATCTGCACTTAATAGAGCAATATCCGACGGCTGTCATATTATCAGTATAAGTTATACATACGTCAGCGGTGAGCCTAGTTCAGGTACCATGGCAACTATAGATAGTATATTATCAACAGCATCTGCTGCTAAGATTGCAATTTGTGTGTCATCTGGAGATAGCGGGTCAACATTTACAGGATTATCAACTGTAAAAGTAGCATACCCAGCATCTAGCCCAAATGTTATTGCTGTAGGTGGAACAAAACTTACATTAAATTTAAATAACACAAGACAAAGTGAAACTGATGATAACAGAGATCTTGGCTTTTCAGCAACATGGGGCGGAGGTGGAGGTATAAGTGGATATTTTTCATTACCTAATTGGCAAGCTGGTCTATACTATACACCCATTAATAGTGGTACTACTGGAACACAAACAGCATTAACTATGAGAGGAGTACCTGATATTTCAGGACCAATGAATGGGCATTTACTTTATTTTAATGGAGCCATAGTGTCGTATGGTGGGACTAGTGTTTCAGCACCAGTAATGGCAGGGATGCTGGCAAGAATGCAAGCATTAACAGGCAAACAACGATCATCTGCGGAATATAATACATTATTCTATAAGAATAAAAATTCATTTTACGATATAGTAGTTGGAAGTAATAACACTCTTATTACTAGTGGATATATTGGTACTACAGATTGGGATCCTGTTACTGGGTTAGGTCCTCCCACAGGAACTTTAGTTTACAAATATTTAAAAAATGGGTTACGACCTACTTCAGGTAAAATATTTCCTAATGATAAATTTAATCGTAGACCTGCATCTGGACAAATTTGGCCACGTAGTAAAACTTTATGAGTTTAAAATTTAGTCAAGGTATCTACCAAGTAAAAAATATTGAAAAATATATTGGCAGTAAACCTCCCTATTGTAGAAGTAGTTGGGAAACCACATTTTGTATGTTTTGCGATAATAATCCTAGTATACAAGAATGGGCTAGCGAACCCGTGAAGATACCTTATAGAGATCCACTAACAGGCAAGGCCACTGTATATGTTCCTGATTTCTTAATTTCTTATATTGATAAACACATGAAGAAACATGCAGAACTCATAGAAATAAAACCTGCTAATCAGATGCTTAAAGAACGTGTAGGTAAAAATCCTTACAATCAAGCACAATTTGTTAAGAATCAAGCTAAGTGGGCCGCTGCAAGTAAATGGTGCCATCAACAAGGAATTAAGTTTCGAGTTATTAACGAGCACGATATTTTTTCCAATAGCAAAAAATCTAAATAAGTAAGAGTATGACTAAAAAACTTGAAGATCTCCTAGAATTGCCACCCACTGTAGATGCAGTAATTACACCTACTTCTGTGGATGCTAATCCTATTCCTACTATTAATATAGAAGATAAATTAGAAGAGTTTGATAAAATATCAGCTGCCCTACCACGTGTAAAAGGATTAGGCGATATCAGCGATGCCGAATTTGATGAACTTGCCGCTAAAGCAGAACAAGCCTATGATGATTTAATGGACTTGGGTATGAATGTAGAAGCAAGATATGGCAGTAGAATGTTTGAAGTTGCAGCATCTATGTTAACTGCTGCAATTACCGCAAAAAGTGCTAAAATTGACAAGAAATTAAAAATGATCGATCTACAGATTAAGAAATTAGCTGTGGATAAAAAGCACGGAAACGAGGATAACGAAACTGTAAACGGAGAAGGCTATATACTCACTGACAGAAATAGCATACTTGCTAAGTTAAAAGATTTGAAATCTTAATAAATAATATTATGAAAACATTTACTCAATACCTATCAGAATCTACTAAAAAGTATGATTTTCGCGTGAAAGTAGCTGGTGGATTCACTACTGAACAAGAAGCTTCAATGAAATCATTGTTGAACAAATATGCAGTTAGTGGGTTTAAAAAAACTGGTACTACTCCTATCCAAACATTACCATTAGACTTTCCTCAAGTTAAAAACTGCGAAGTGAATATCTATGAAGTAGTGTTAGATTACCCTACAACACAGCAAGAACTTACAGAATACTTAACTTCAGAGTTACGTGTTAATAAGACACACCTTGTGGTACGTAGTCCATTTGAACACACTGAAGAATATCAACATAATGATCCTAAGCGTGAAGGTGCATTGTTAGACGATAACAACTATTCAGAAGCCGGTAGTCCTAATTTTGAAGATTATTACGGTGATAAGTACAACAGCGGTTTTGTTAAAGAATTAAACGATATTCTTAAACTTCAACGCAAAGCCCGTGGAGAAGAAATTCCCACAGAAAGTGCAGCTAAATTTAATACTGACACTGATGACAAGCAACCGAGCCTATTGAAATTTCAGGCCGAAGACCTAAGGAAATAATTATGCAAATGATCGATGTAATGAAGCGTTTAGCTGAACTTGATAGTAAAAATCCTACTATTGTTAAAGAAAACCAACAGGTAGAAGAATGTGGAATTATGCCTGAAATGGGTATGATGGGTGGAATGCCTGAGCGTCCTCCAATGCCAGCAAGTATTAATATGACAGCAGGTAGCGGTGAAGAACTTAGCGATATGCTTGCCACTATCATGCAATTAGCAGGTGTTAAACAACACGGTGCTGAAGAACCAATGGGTGCTGAACCGGCAATAGCACTAACTGCTGAACCAGAAATGGATGCAGGTGATCCAACATCTGATATGCGTTCTATGATTGATAAATTAAATCCCATGGACGGTGATGATCAAAGTCCAGATCAAGGCGGCGATGATGGAGTTAGTGCGGCACATGGCGATATTGATAATGATGGCGATCATGACATGGCGGATCACGAAGCAGAAAAAGATGAAGAAGAAACAGACGAAGGTCAATACGACAATAGTCCATCTGATCCACGTAAGCCTCCTCCATTTAGTGCTAATCAATTTGCCAATAAAGAAAATCAACCCGGACAAGGTGATAGAATGGATGGCAATATGCCTAAGGCCACAATGGAACAACAATTGATGGCGGCATACAAAGAATTTGTATCAGAAAGCAAACCAAGTGCTGGTATGAGCAAAGGTGAAAAATCTAGTTTAGTTAAGAAGGCTAAATCAGGCGGAGACATTGGCAAGCCAGGCAAGAGTTTTGATAAAGTTGCTGCCAAAGCCGGTGGTGGTGAAAAAGGCAAGAAGATTGCTGTTGCTGCTATGTGGAAGAACGCAGCCAAATAATACATTAGGATGTAATCCAAATAGGCTCTCCGGAGCCTATTTTTTTCATTAAATAAACGTATGGGATCAAAAAACTTAGACGGCCAACTTGTAAAAAAGGCCCACAGCACACAAAAGTTTACAGAACAAGATATTGAAGATCTATTACAATGTTCTGATCCTATTACTGGCCCACATTATTTCTTAGAACATTTCTTCCACATACAACATCCTATCAAGGGTAAACTATTGTATGAGCCATATGAGTATCAACGTAGACTAATTGATAGTTATCATAACAATCGTTTTAATGTAAATCTACTTCCTCGTCAAACTGGTAAAACAACCACAGCGGCAGGATATCTACTCTGGTTTGCTATGTTTGTTCCAGATAGTACCATTCTTGTAGCAGCACATAAACACACGGGTGCCCAGGAAATTATGGCACGTATTAGATATGCATATGAACTATGCCCTGACCATATTAGATGTGGTGCTACAAGTTATAATAAACAAAGTTTGGAGTTTGATAACGGTAGTCGTATTATTGCACAGACAACTACAGAAACAACAGGTCGTGGTATGTCATTATCATTACTCTACGCAGATGAGTTTGCGTTTGTGCCACCTAACATTGCTAGTGAATTTTGGACTTCAATATCACCTACACTAAGCACAGGTGGTAAAGCAATTATTACAAGTACACCCAACAGTGACGAAGATCAATTTGCACAAATATGGAAAGAAGCAAACTATCAATTTGACGAATTTGGTAATGAACAAGAATTAGGTCGTAATGGATTTGCACCATTTAGGGCATACTGGCACGAACACCCCGATCGCGATGAAGCATGGGCATCAGAAGAACGAGGACGTATTGGTGAAGAACGTTTCCGTCGTGAACATGATTGCGAGTTCTTAGTATTTGATGAAACATTGATTAACAGTATGAAATTAGCCACATTAGATGGAATCAAACCTATAATGAACATGGGAGAGGCACGTTGGTATAAAAAGATCAATCCACAATCAACATATATCATTAGTCTTGATCCAAGTCTAGGTACGGGTGGAGATCCTGCTGCTATACAAGTTTTAGAAATACCTAGTTTTGAACAAGTAGCAGAATGGCAGCATAACTTAACCATTGTACAAAGTCAGGTACGTATATTGCGTGATATTTGTAATTACATTAATGATGAGTGTGCTAGAAAAGGCGGAACATCTAGTATATACTACAGCGTGGAAAATAATAATATAGGTGAAGCTGCATTAGTTGCTATCAACGAGATAGGTGAAGAAAGCATACCTGGACTATTTCTTAGCGAACCTATTAAGAAAGGACATGTACGTAGATATCGCAAAGGATTTAATACCACACATTCAGTTAAAATCAACGCTTGTGCCAAGCTAAAATATCTAATAGAATCTGATAGATTAAAGATAAATTCACGTGCTTTTATCAGTGAATTAAAAACATTTGTGGCAAAAGGATTAAGTTTTGAAGCCAAAGTAGGAGCACATGACGACCTTGTTAGCAGTATGTTATTAGCAATTCGTATGACATTAGTGCTACAAGAATGGGATCCTGCAATCTACGATAGGATGCGTGAGGAGCGTGAGGATGAATTTATTATGCCCATGCCTATATACATAAGTTGATAATTTGAATAAATAACAGCATGAAACCTATACAACTAATCTCCCAAGATCTTTTTGACAAAGTCCGCAGCCGTTTTACCAATTTAGAAATGGGCGACGAAACAGGTGCAGTCACTATTGACCCAGTAGAAGCACGTTTTTTTGATTTTGACTTTGTTAACGAAGGCGTTGATCTTGGCCGTGTTAGTATTAGTTTAAATGATCTTGGCAGTTTAAAGATTTACTATAGCCAAGGTATTACAGAAAATCAAGACGATGTTGCTACCCAAATGTGGTACAATTTTCTTAAAGAAATGAGATTATTTGCCATGCGTAGATTGCTGAGATTTGACACAAGAGACATTGCTAAGAATAATTTAGATAAAAACGATTTTCAACATTTGGCCGCAACACAAGGCCCTAAGGAAGAACCAGATATGAATACTATGAACGAAACTAAAAAAATTAAAAAGAGTGTGGCGGAAAACACAGGCCGCGAGATGACAAATACTCCACGTGATCGTTTGATATCAAGAATGAGTCCTAGTGTTGATAATAATGCATTATTGCAAAAAGTTGGAAAAGTAGTAAACAGTCCAGAATTTAATAGTGATGCTATTTTAAAAATTGTAGATGCTGGTGATACTATGACACATCCTGTTGGACGTTATATCCAAAAAGAATTTGATGAGCTACAATATGATTTAGGTAGAGCATACGAAGATCATCCTGAAGAAGTTGCTGAAAAACTACTAGCAATGTTGATAGATAGAACACAACAAGGTGTGGCGGAAGGCTCGCATGAAGATCAAGTTGCAAGATTGGCTGCATATAATGAAAAAATGGCTGGCAAAAATCCACCAATTGAATTGGGTCTACGAGAAGTAGGCAACTGGGCAAAGGTTGGTCACTATGGTGATCCTATCAAAACAGCCTGGTTCAATATAGCAAAATACGGAATTAGAAACAATAAATTCAATGATTCTGTTGACCAAGCAATGTCAGCAATAGGTGATTTCCCTGACAAGTATGATCTTAGCATACCCGAACTTGATACATTATATAGTGCCTATGAAACAGTATATGACCAATGGGAACAATCAAAAAGTGAACGAGGTGTAGCGGAAGGCCTGCAAGAATCACGTTGGAACCATAAGAGTTCCAGCAAAACTAGCCGAGCAGTACAAGGTAAGACAGAAGTTATTGTCCGACATGCACACAAAGTAGCAGAAACATATCCAGGCGCACGTAGTCAAAGTAAAAACATCAAGGCAATCTTTATTCAAAACGCAGATGGCGAACGTTTCAAGTATCCATTTATACACACAGCAGGTGCGTTCGCAATGGCACAACACGTAGATCATGGTGGTGTTCCACATGATCCAGCAGGCAAAGCAATTATTAAAATGAGTGAGAATATTGCGAAGTTAGGCGAATTCCAACGACATATACAACGTAGTTCCTTGCACGCCGATGCACATGGGATTGCGGAACGAGCCATAGGCCACATGAACGAACTTAAAGCACGAGTAGCAGCACTTGGAAAACGTCACCACTATCAAGCATGGAGAGAAGATTTTGAAATGTCAGGCATGGGTGATAACACAGACGAAATGGTTCTTGACGCAGTAACATTAGAAGATTATAAAAGTAAATTTACAGAAATAAATTTCCAAGAAGAACTAACAGGTTACTTCCCACTACTACATAGTATCATGAGTGAGACCAACGCAGTTGATCTTGAAGAATATGTTGGAGAAGCGGCAGCACCTTGGGAAGATGAGGACAAGGCTGATAATAAAAAAGATGAACCTGCAAATACCAAAGGCTCAGATGGTGCAGAACATGGCGGTCATTCTAGAGCAAGACATTTAGCAAGACAGGCAATTCCAAAAGAAAAATCAGCAGCAGAAAGTATTGATACATTTGAAGAATGGGCAGATGCAAAAGAAAAAAATGAACTTACATCTGATCAGATGAATAATCTCAAGACAGCAATTGAAGCATTACCACAAGGACCACAAGGACCACAATTAGACGCAGCAATAGCCAATGATTTCTTTAACGATCCAGAAAAGGGCTTAACAGAATTACCAAATTTTGAAGAATTAACTCAGGCATTACAGAGAG